TGCAAGGTACTTTTGGGTTTTATAACCCTTAAGTTTACCAAGCAATCTGAGTAAAGCACTATATTCACTTAACACATCTTGTTTAAAGCATTCTGCAATAAGTGCCCCAAAGTAACCTTTATCCCTAATAGAACGCAGGATAATACCTGCGCCTAAAGGGGAATAGTTACATTTAGGTCCAATTAAAATCTTAGCAAATTCTGCAAAATCATCAGATAATACAGACTTGTTAGGATTAATTGACAAACCTAGTGATTTCATGAGAGATTGATATTCTATGGCGACGGGATCGTTATAAATAACAACGTCATCACCTAGAACACAATAATCTTCGAAATTGAATACTTTAGCATTGATAGCTGCACACTTCACAATAAAGTGATGTGTTAAAGCTAACATTGCAAAAGATGAATAAGCTCCCATAGGCTGTCCAACAGAGTACTTGATACGTATATTTCTATACAACCAAGAAAAGTTTAATATTTCTGATCAAAAATATGAGACTCAATTGTTATAAACAATACTGAGTACTTGTTTTTGAACATCAATAGGTAAACGATCTGTAGCGGCCGAAAGATCAAAACAGGAGAATTGATGACCAGAGAGTGAACCATCACGGACTCTAGAAATTAGGTCCAATAATGGTTTTCTTTGATCAAAAGTTCCATCCATTTTGATACGAGAGAGTAATTGAAAGATTGATTTATGTAATGGATAAAGGCTAAGCTGGATTCAGTAGTTTGTTATTGCAACAACTCTACCTTTTCCGGCCTGGTCCTTAACCACACTCAACCTTCCAACAGGTAGTATGCCTCAGAATATGAAAGAAACTAACGCTGGAATAATCGCCAAGATTAGTAGAGGGATGATTCAAATAAGTATGAGTCACCCCGTGATTGTGGATGTCAACCCGACAATTACTAAAAGTAATTGCCAAGGATGATGTCACAATGCTACTAAATCAAGGTTGCTTCCCCAAAGCGACTTAGTCGCCATAGGAGAAGCAGATTCTAAGTTAATAAGTTTATGATTAAACTTTGGAACTACATGTAGCTGTAAATCCTTCTTTACACGTTTTAATAAAGCAAAGTCAATACTTCTAGAGACCCCATCAAAGGGATCCAAGATAGTAGAAAGCTTTGCACGTTGTACAGTAGGAAATACTCTATAGATGGAAATCAGAGTCAGTATAAATTTAACCCCTAGATTACCTTTATTCATGAGATAAGATCTCAGTTCAATTGGTAAAATAGATGGTATTCCAAATGAATCTCGCCTTACGTAGATCCCGCGATTCGCAGGGACTATTTCAGGCGACTTACTTAAGAATTTAATAATAAGTCTATTACACTCTTTTAAATAAAGAAATGTAAAATTACTCCCTGATTTTATTCAGAGGGTTTTAACTCTATTAAAGAATTCTAAAGTAATCTTCTTTTGTTCTTCCATCTCAAAGATTCACGTGACTAGGTAACAAAATCTGGAAAACTCTTTAAGAGTAATTCAGACTTTATGACTTTGTCTTTCTTTTCGTTGGGACAGTTGATCAATAGTTTTCATATTATTGGTTAATTGTTTTAGCAAAGAGAATATAACATTTCTGTCATATAGACGGATTTCTACGTCTATAGCCTAGATATCAATATATTAATATGGTATAGAATCTCCCCGGGCGTGTTGTCTACTTACTCCAGATCAACTTTGGAGCAAGTATATGACTCATCCGTCGGATATCTATACTTTCTTAATATATTAACTTCCATGATCTTACAACTAAATGTAACGAATGGCTAATTTGGGGCCCTAGGCGGACACTTTTCACTCGTAGTTAAGTGAGGGGAGTGCAACTGATCTTT